GTCTTATGGCAGACTATTTGCTCAAGAATACAGAGCATACAATCATCGGGGGAGTGAGGAGATTAAGTGTAAAAAATCACAAAAACATTAAACATTTAGAAAATAATCCTAGATTCTATCTAATTGATTTAGATGTAACTGATTCCCACAATACAGACAACGTAATTTCTCGCGAAAAACCCGATTACTTTATTAATTTCGCGGCAAACTCCTTTGTCGGGAATAGTTGGGAGATGCCTGTAAATCATATGCAGACAAACTGTATGGGTGTTCTCTACCAGCTAGAAGCAATTCGGAAGTATACTCCCCATTGTCGGTATTACAACGCAGGTAGCTCTGAGGAGTTCGGAAATGTTGTCGTTACCCCACAGACCGAAGATCACCCACTGCGCCCCAGAAGCCCTTATGCAGCCTCTAAATGTGCTGCTAGACACTTGGTTAAGGTCTATAGAGACTCCTATGACCTTTATGCAGTCCAAGGATGGCTTTTCAACCACGAAGGGGTTCGTCGGGGAGAAGAATTTGTTACTCGGAAAATCACTAAGAATGTGGCGAGAATTTTAGGAGATTTTGAAATTGGCAAAATCATTATCCCTTTACAGTTGGGTAATTTAGACGCGAAAAGAGACTGGAGCGATGCTGAAGATTTTGTCGTTGGTGTCTGGCGAATGCTTAATCAAGATAGAGAAAATCCAAAAGATTATATCCTTTCTTCTAACGAGACACATAGCATTAGAGAATTTGTTGAGGAGGCATTTAATGCTGTAGGTTTTCACCGCCGTGCTTGTAAATGGAAAGGGGAAAGGGAAAATGAAAAATATTTTCACGGAACGGAGTGTTTTGTAGAAGTTAACTCAGATTTTTATAGGCCAGCAGAAGTCGAAATCCTTTTAGGCGATTCAACAAAAGCTCGCGAAGAATTAGACTGGGAACCGAAAACGACCTTTTATCAACTCGTTAAGAAAATGGTTGACTTCGACGTTTCCTCGATTACTACTTGGTAGTGGCGAAGTCTAAAGGACCAAATAAGCGCAACATCATCTTCCGTCTTCTAGAAGTCCCTGATAAAGGGAGGCGACCATTTTTTGCTAGGGAGATGAAGTTGCTTAACGATCTCTGTGATCGTTATTCTTTAGAGTTTATGGACATCGTAAACTTTGGTAAAAAGTTCGACTCCCTTGCTTATCTTGTCAGTCCGAAACTTAAGGATGCGCTAGATGAAAAGTTCAGAGCCTTCAACTTTAAGGTTGACTTATCCAAGTATAAAAGGTATGATATAGGGGAGAAGACAGGGGAAGATGCAATCGTCTCCCCTCCCCATAAAACAATAAAAGATTTTTTAGATGAGTAATAATATTGAACCAGAAGAACTTCTTAGCAATTTCTTAAAAACGAATAAAGGAGATCACTTTAATGACGAGAAAAACGTAGAATATAAAATCTCTAGCGGGTCACTTCAGTTTGATATGCATTTGGAGGGAGGTTTCGGACCTGGGTTACACCGTTTTACAGGAGTAAACGAAGGAGGTAAAACATCAGAATCCTTACAGGTCATGAAAAACTTCTTAGGAACCCTCTCAAATTCACGGGGCTTGTATATTAAAGCAGAAGGTCGGTTAGGGCCAGAGCTTCAAAAGCGTTCTGGCGTTAAGTTTGTATTCTCTGCTGAAGAGTGGGTAGAGGGCACCTGTTTTGTTTTCGAAAGTAATATTTATGAGACAACGATGAAATTAATTCGCTTACTCATTACCGACAACGAAGATAAAACTAAATACTGTTTTATTTTAGATTCAGTAGACGGTTTAATTCGCAAGGCAGACTTAGACAAGAGTTTCGAAGAAAGCACAAAGGTAGCTGGAGGCGCGGTTATCGCTTCAAACTTTTGTAAAAAAACGAGTATCGCTTTGGGTAAGCGGGGGCACATGGCTATTTTTATTAGCCAAGTTCGCGCTGACATTAAACTCGACCCTTATTCCAAAGCTCCTATCCGTCAAAACACTGCGACAGGAGGAAACGCTCTCTTACATTTTGCGAATACCATCATGGAATTTGAGCCTCGCTTCAAGGGAGATTTGATTTTAAAGAGCCCCTCTCTTAAAAAAATAGACGCGAAGAAGAACCCGATTATAGGGCATCTAGCGAAAGTAACTATTAAAAAATCCGCTCACGAAAACACTAACACGACACTTTCTTATCCTATTCGCTATGGTCGTGTAGATGGTAATTCTATATGGATAGAGAAGGAAATTGTAGATCTTCTTTATGCGTGGGAATTTGTAGAAAAAAAGGGAGCATGGATAAAGCCTAGCGATGACTTTAAAGAGCTACTTGAGTCTAAAGATTTTGAATTTCCCGATAAGCTTCAAGGAGATAACAATCTCTTTAAAGTTATCGAAGATAATAAGGAATTGTGTCTATTTTTAATAGATTATTTTAAAGAGCAGATAAGTGGATGAAATTTATTGACTTATATGGCAAACAGCGGAATCTTAAAAACGCTAAAAAATACCTAATAGATTGGAACAAGTCTAGTCGAAGTAAGTTCCAAACTGAAGTCAAAAAATTTCTATATAAATATTGGAAAAGTGATATTGTATTTGAAGAGTTTAGGGTTGTGGGCACCCGCCTTACGCTAGACTTTTATAATGCAAATAAGAAAATTGCTGTTGAAGTCCAAGGTGCTCAACATACAAAATTTATTAAGTTTTTTCACAAAAATCGTTTCAAATATGTGGATCAACTGAAAAGGGACGAAAAAAAGCTCGACTTCTGCAACATCAACGATATAAAGCTAGCAGAAGTTCACCCACAGGATAAAATAGTGGCTTCACTATTCAAAGAGCAGGACATTTATTTATGAACTTAGAAGAAAACGATGAATTCTCTATTCCCTCAGAGATGGTAGAAAAAATTTATGAACTATCTGGAGGGGTGGATAAATATAAAGGTGTAATATTGGCGGTTTCTTCTGAAAATGGCAAACCTTTAATATATTGCAAGTTTGATTGTGGTATGACCGAGCTAGCCTTAACTAAAGCTCTGGAAAACCATTTCACAACACCGCTTGAAAGAAGGGAAGAAGCAGAATGATCTATAACTTTGAATTAGAAAAACAGTTATTAGCGGGCCTAATTAAAGAGCCCGACACCTTAGCAGAAATCTCCAATTTTATTGGCACTTCGGATTTTTATTCCAAACAAAGCTCTCTCCACTCTACTATTTTTAGAATTGTCAAACAAGCTATAGACGCAGGAGATGAGGTAGACGAAGTTATCATAGCACAAAGAGTTAATGATGTAGGGCTATCGTTTGAAGATAATTTGAATCCTTCGGACTATATTAAATCTCTAGCTCTAAGGAAAGTCCCCAAGGGTAACACGCTCAAAATAGCTAAAGAGCTGAAGAAATATTCCATCAGGCGCGAAATCTTGGAGTCGTCTCAGGACATCGCCAAGAAGATGAAAAGCATGCCTCCTGAAGCTTCTTATAGAGCTATTATTGAAGCCGCCGATAATACTTATAATTCCCGCATTAATCTCTATGAGATGGGAAACGACACGCCTGAAAACATTTACGAGGAAATGGAGGCTACTATAGAAGAGCGTGGCAACAATCCAGTTACGGAATTTGGGATGATGGGTCCACACCCCAAAGTTAATGAAATTTATGGGTCATTGCTACGCCCAGGAAATATTACTGTTATCGTCGCTAGATCGGGAGTAGGCAAAACAAATTTCTGCATGGATTACAGCACCAAGGTGAGTCTAAAGTATGATATCCCAGTGTTACATTTCGATAATGGAGAGATGAGCAAAGAAGAGCTTATTATGCGCCAGTGTGCGGCTCTTTCTGGAGTCTCTATGCATCTTTTAGAGAGTGGCAAATGGAGGCAAGCTGGTCAGAAAACGATAGATAAGGTCCGCTCAGTTTGGCCAGTAGTCAAAAACTTGAAATTTTATTATTACAATGTAGGTGGCATGGATGTAGACTCTATGGTTAATAGTCTTAAGAGGTTTTATTACTCTAAAGTAGGCCGTGGCAAGTCGATGGTTTTTTCTTTTGATTACATTAAGACAACTTCCGAAAATATAGCTAACAAATCGGAATGGCAAGTAGTGGGAGAAATGGTGGACAAGTTTAAAAAGTGTGTGCAAAAGGAAATACTCCATGATGGTAACCCTATCATCCCTATGATTACTTCAGTCCAGTCTAACAGATATGGAATTACTAATAATAGGAACTCTCAAAATGTGGTAGATGATGAGTCTGTTGTTTCTCTTTCAGATCGCATCACTCAATTCTGTTCTCACATGTTTATCTTGCGGAACAAGACTACTGATGAAATAGAGACAGAAGGAGGAAGATTCGGAACTCATAAATTAATCAACGTTAAATCTCGACATTTAGGAAGTGATATCGCTGGTGCGATTGAACCTATTAGTATAGGGGACACTCTCCGCAAAAATTCTATAAACTTAGAATTTAATAACTTTAATATTGTAGAAAGAGGAGACTTGAGAGACATAGCAAGAATGCTTAACGGCGAAGAAGATTTAGATAGTGATGGAGTCCGAGAAACAATCCCTGATTTCGATCAGTTCTGAAAACTTTCAGGGCATTCTGGAGTCGATAGGATACAATCTAATTGACTGTGGAGACCACTGGAGGACACAAGCTATATATCGAGACGGTAATAATAAAACCGCCGTAAAGGTTTATAAGAATACGGGGGTTTGGATGGATTTTGTGGCAAACACAGGGTCTAAACCTTTTGAAGCTTTAGTTAGACTCACTCTTAAAGACGAAAAGCAAGTAACAGAGCTTCTTGGTAATACAAAACTAAAAATCGTTACACTTTACACTCCAAAAGAAACTATAGAAATGGAAAGAATTTACCCCCCTTCATGTTTAGACAAACTTTTTCCTAATTATCATTTTTATGAAAAAAGAAAAATATCTGAAGAGACTCAAAAAGCTTTTCAAGCTGGTTTAGCAGGAGTAGGCAAAATGTATAGGAGAATGGTCTTCCCTATTTACAATGAACACGGCCAAATAGTTGGCTTCTCTGGCAGAAAAGTAGATGACGATAACGATTATCCCAAGTGGAAACATATCGGACGAAGAAATAAGTGGGTTTACCCCGCCTTTAACATAGATACATATGTTAATAAAGAGATAGAATCGACAAAAGAAGTGATCCTAGTAGAAAGCATAGGGGATGCAATGGCTCTTTATGAACAAGGCATTAAAAATGTATTAGTTATTTTCGGCCTTTCTGTTAACAACGACATCGTTAACTATCTTAGCAGTAAGTCTATCGACCATATCTTTATCTCTACAAACAATGATAAAGATAGCGATACAAACAGAGGTTTTATTGCAGCACTTAAAAATTTCCTTAAGCTTTCTAATTATTTCGACTTAGAGAGGATAACTGTAAAACCCCCTCCGAAACCATATAATGATTTTGGAGATGCTCACTTTAGTGATTACGACTTTACCGATTGGCTTGCTAAAGACATAGATAAATCTGCACAAACAAGTTACATTTTTGACTTTGTTAAGAACAATTCTTCTAATTTTACCAAGAAAGAAACAAAAACAGCCTTAATACTTAGTGATGCCTGAACCTCAAACACCGTTATCCGCTAGTAGAATAAAGACAGCACAGTCGTGTTCGTGGCTGTATTGGTGCAAATATAAACTTAAACTCCCAGACAAAAGTAATGACGGGGCCAGAAGAGGTTCTATTTGTCATTTAGTTTTTGAGGTTCTAGGAGTGAAGGGAAGGAAAAAATACTATAATAAAATTATTAAAACCCAAGATGTATTTTCTATTCCATCTCTTAAAAGATTGATTCTAAAACATGCTGCTAAAGAAGGTATAGACGATGCCGAAAATGTAGAGTTTATGAAGGAGATGATTTTCAATGGTCTCTCCTATGATTTTTTTGGATTAGACTTAGGTAAACCTACCGAGGAATATTCTGAAAAAGATTTTGCTATCATCAAAGATGATGGGGATATAAAATATAAAATAAGAGGCTTTATAGACAAGCTCTTTTTATATAAAAGTAAAAAATTTGCCATAATAAGAGACTTCAAGACGAGTAAAGAAGTTTTTAAAGGAAAAGATCAAACAGACAACTTACAAGACTTAATGTATAGTCTTGCGGTTAAGAATTTGTTTCCCGAATATTCTGAGAGGGTAAGTGAGTTTCTTTTTCTTAAATTTGATCTTGACCCCGACGCCCGCAAATCAGGAGTGATGAGAATGGCTCCGCTGGAAGAAGAAGAGTTGAAAGGCTTTGAGATGCAGCTTTCTGAAATACAAAAACATTTAGATGGTTTTTCAGAAAAAACTGCTAAGAAAAATTATGCTGCACACCAAGGCTTTCCTACTGATAATTCTTTTAGCGGAAAGCTTCTATGTGGGTTTGCTTCTAAAAAAGGAGAACTGAAAAAAGACGGCTCCCCTAAATGGCATTGCTCCATGAAGTTTGATTTCTTTTTTTATGAGATCCGTGATGCTGATGGTAATTTTGTAAAATCATGCTTCGAAGAAGAGTTCTCTGAGGAGTTAGTCCCAGAGCATTGCACCTATGAGATGAAATATTATCAAGGTTGCCCCGCACATTCTTCTTGACTCCTCGACAGGGGGTGCTAAAGTCACATCGATGATCCCCATATTTAAGTCTACATACTCAATTGGGAAGAGTATACTCACCCTTAATCCTAAGGGTCCAGAGGACGGCCCTGACAGTATTATTGATATCTGTAAGGAACATTCTATCAATCCACTGATACTAGTAGAAGACTCTCTAACAGGCTTTGTAACGGCTCACAATCGGTGCAAAGAAGAGGGTATAGATCTTATTTTTGGACTTAGAATTACTTGTTGTAACGACACTTCTGAAGAAGATAATTCAGATCATAAAATAATAATTTTTGCTAATAACGACGAGGGGTGCCGCTTGCTTAATAAAATTTATTCTCATGCCTATACAGGTGAACATAAGAAAGTAGATTTCTCTTTTTTAAATTCTATTTGGAATGATAGTCTTAAATTAGTGATCCCCTTCTATGATTCCTTTATCTTTAATAATAATTTTTATTTGAAAAAGTGTGTGCCTGACTTCAATCAGATATTACCTACGTTCTGGATAGAAATGAACGACTTGCCATTTGATGGTTTAGTAGCAGAAAAGGTGGTTAAGTTTGCTGAAGGGATGATGAGGCCAGTTAAGCGAGTTAAAACGATCCTCTATAAAAATAGATCCGACGCAGAAGCTCTTCAAACCTACAAGATCCTCTGTAACAGAAATTTTGGCAGAGCAGCCACACTCAGTAGCCCGAACCTTAATCATTTCGGCAGCAAGGAATTCTGCCTTGAATCTTATTTACAATATGCATGAGTCATTACTTAGATTTAATAAAAAGCAAAGATATGTTGTTTTTGACACCGAAACTGAAGGACTAAATTTAGTAACTTCTAGACCTTGGCAGGTTGCTTGGTTGGTGGTCGAGGGGGATAAAATAGTTTCCCGTAATGACAAATTCATATATTGGCCCGACTTAAATGTTTCGGAAGGCGCGGCCAGAGTTACAGGCTTTTCCCATAAGGAGTATGAAAAGAAAGCTGAACCTCCCTCCCAAGTATGGTCTCAATTTTCTCCAGAACTTTATAATGAGGATAATTTAATTATAGGTCATAACCTTTTAGGATTTGACGTTTACATGGTGAATGTGTGGCGTAAATTAATGGGGATGCAAGGGGACCATTCTTACCTACAAAGAATTATCGACACCAACTCACTTGCGAAAGCAATCGCTAAACAGATTCCTGTTGACAAAGAAAACTTCCTTCCTTGGCAATATAGACTTATAAATCACATAGAGAGGGGCTTAAAAACCTCTCAAGCAGCCCTTCTCAAAAAATATAACATTGACCATGATTCCAAAAGGCTACATGATGCTATGTATGATATTGAAATGAATTTCAAAGTCTTCCGTAAACAACTTTTTGAACTGGAAATATGAGTTCCACTAAATATACAGGATACAAAACCCCCTTTCCCGTGGGAGTCAAGCTCCCAGAAATTAAAATAGAAAAAAAATACTTCGATGAGGTTGCTTGTGTAGACCTGGGAGATAACTTCCAATTCCTCAGAAAGCTTTGCTTCAAAAGGATACAAGAAAAAGGCATTGACAAACTAGAAAACGCCCAAATCTATTTTGATCGTATCAAAGAAGAGCTTGCTACCTTTAAAGATCTTGGGTTTGTAGACTACATCCTTCTTAATTGGGATATTCTAAACTATTGCAAGGAGAATAATATCCCTACAGGTGCGGGGCGGGGAAGTGCCGCAGGATCTTTAGTTCTTTATGTTATTGGGGTAACTAAAATAGACCCCATCGAATATGATTTATTTTTTGAGAGGTTTGTCTCTAAGAGTCGCGCTAAAAAAATAGAGCATGAAGGAGAAACCTATCTCGACGGGAGTTTATTAGCGGATGTTGATAATGATATTTCTTATGATCGTCGCACTGAGGTTATTAATTATATCGAAAAGAAATATAAAGGTAAAACTTCAAAGATTCTCACACTAAACACTTTAAGTAGTAAACTATGCATTAAAGAATGCGGGAAAATAGTAGGGGAACTTTCTGAAGCAGATGTAAACCAAATAAGCGATACCATCCCTAAACATTTTGGTATAGTAGCCAAGCTAGACGATGCTTACGAAGAAAGCGAAACCTTTAGACAGCATGTAGATAAATACCCAAAAGTTTTCAGCATAGCTAAAAAGCTACAGGGTCTTAATAAAAACACTGGGGTTCATCCTTCAGGCATATCAATCTCTTATTTTGATTTAGATGGAATAATGCCCCTCCAGACGACTACCGAGGGGGCTTTGATATCGAGTTACGATATGGATGATGTCTCTAGCTTAAGTGTTAAGTTCGACATCCTTGGGTTAAGGACTTTATCTGTAGTCTATGATGTATGTAAACAGATAGGTATAGAGGCTTCTGAGATCGATCCTCACGACCCCTCTATCTATGCTGCTCTCGCTTGTTTGCGCTCTCCTCAAGGGTTATTCCAGATTGAAGCAGACACTAATTTCAAGGTCTGCCAATTAGTAGCTCCTCGCAACCTTGAACAGCTCTCTGCTGTAGTAGCTATTGCTAGACCTGGAGCGCTAGACTTTAAAGATAGATATGCAGAATATGTAAGAAGTGGAGAGTCTCAGTCAGTCCATGAGTTTTTTGATGACATTCTTAGCTATACAGGGGGAATCCCACTGTATCAGGAACAGTTGATGAAAATGGTTGTAAAAGTAGGTTTTAGCCTCGACGAGGCTGAACAATTACGCCGCATCGTTGGCAAAAAGAAGGTAGATCAGATGCCAGCGTGGAAAGCGAAGATCGAAGAAAAAATAGAACTAAATAAACTCGATCCTGCTATTGGAGATGTTTTATGGGATGTTGCAGAAGACTCTGCGAATTATTCCTTTAACAAGTCTCATTCAATTAGTTACGCACATTTGGCTGCTTCGACAGTATATCTTAAATTTAATTATCCTCAAGAGTTCTTTTTAAGTCTTTTAAAGTATGCAAAATTTGAGCCTAATTCTCATGAAGAGATCGCTAAAATTTCCCAAGAGTTAGGGAACTTCGATATAAAGCTTTTGCCGCCTGATCTAAATAAGTCAGATATTGATTTTAAGACAGAAGGAAATGATATCAGGTATGGGTTAAATTCTATCAAAGGGGTTTCGACAAAAGCTCTGGAAGCTCTTCTAGAGTTCAGGGAAGACTCTTTTGATAATAAGTATGAAGTATTCTTATCTGCAAAACAAGCTGGGTTAAATATCGGGACTCTCTCTGCCTTGATACAAGCTGGTCTTTTAGACTCTTTTATTTCAAGTAACAGATGCAGATTAGCTTTAGAAGCCCAAACCTTTAATATTCTTACTGATCGTGAGAAAAGGAATTTGATTGCATTAGGTCTAAAATACGACTATGATATTATCACTGCGGTCCATAGCACATGGAAAGAAGAAATGGTTGGCGACGATAATCGTAAAATATTTACTGAAAAACGTTTTGGGACATTCCGTAAAAAATTTAATCCCTACAAAGAAATATACGAGATGAATTCAAAGCACATCAAATATGCTAATTGGTATTTTGAAGAGAAGCTTCTCGGCTATAGTTATTCTTATAATGTCAGACAGGTTTTTAATTATGAAGGTGATTTTCATTCATCTTCGGTAGTAAGGGACTCAATAGACAGAGCAAGTATTAAATTTGTGGGTATTCTGACGGATATTATCCGAAGAACGAGTAGGAATGGAAATAAATATGCGAGGTTAAACATCCAAGACGAGGTAGGAACAGTGGATTGTTTATTTTTAGATGGTCAACAAGCCTCTCGTCTTACCGATTATTTAGATTCAGGCAAAAAGCTCCCTAAAAAAGGAGAAATAGTTATAATTTACGGGTCTAAGGGGGACGATGTTGTTTTTGTTGACAAACTTTTCCCCTTAAAAGATAAAATCTACATGAAGTTATCTGAACTTAAATAGTGTAATCAATTATGATGGGTCTAACAGATTTTAATTTAACCCCGAAAGCGAAAAAGGGATTAAAAGACGCAAAGAAATTCGCAGAGGCCAATGGCCACTCGCTTGTAACTACCGAGCATTTAATATATGGATGCTTAATAAATTTATCAGACAGCTGTTCTTTGAAGCTTAAAGGATATGGTATTCTTTTTGAACAAACAGAATTTATTAAAATCTTTAAAGATTACGCCTCTAAAAATAAAGAGATTTTTGAAGCCTCAAAAGGCCAAGGAGGGTGGCACGACGAAGTTAATGAAGCGATCTTCTTCGCTAAAGAGTTCTCAGATAATTTTGATAGCTACTTTATCAGTGCCGAACACATTTTGTATGTGATTTTAGATATGGAAGGTTCTTTTGTCAGTCATTTGGGGAAAATAGGTATCGATCCCCACCATATGAAAGATGTAATAGAGACTCATGTTTTAGAAAACAGTATTCCTCCTTCTGATCAAATCAAAAACATTTTACAAATAGGAGGCAAAAAAAACCCATCCTTCTATGAAGAGACACAAGAATCTTCTCCGAGTCATCTAAGTAAGTATTGCATTAATCTTAATTTACGCTTTTTAGAGAACGAGTCTTCGAAAATTTCAGGGAGAGATAGCGAAACTGATGAATTAATAGAGATTCTTTCTAAAAAAAATAAAAGCAATGCTATCTTAGTAGGCGAAGCAGGGGTAGGAAAAACAGCTATTGTTGAGGGTTTAGTTCAACGTATAGTTAAGCAAACTGTTCCTCCTCATATGATGCTAATGCAAATTTGCGGAGTCGATATCAGCGCCATGATTGCTGGGACGAAATATAGAGGGGAGTTTGAGGAGAGATTTAAATCCCTCATCGCTGAAGCAGAAAAGGAGCCTAATGTTATTTTGTTTTTTGATGAAATACATACGATTATAGGGGCAGGAAATTCAGAAGGGGCCGTAGATGCGTCTAATATGTTAAAACCTGCTCTAGCAAGAGGAGACATTAAATGTATCGGGGCAACTACCTCTCAGGAATATAAAAAGTTCTTCGAAAAAGACACTGCCATGAAGAGACGGTTTGATAAAATCGTAGTCGCAGAACCCTCGAAAGCAGAAACTAAAGAAATAGTGATGCAATCTCTCCCCTTTTATGAAGATTTTCATCACGTACGCTATAAAGAAGAAGATATTGATACTATTTTAGATCTTTCTGAAAAATTCTTAAGCAATAAAAGATTCCCTGATAAGGCTTTTGATTTAGTCGATCAAATTGGCGCAAGAACTAAGATCAAATACATGTCAACTTCTTCTCAAATGGTCTCTGCGAGAAAAAGGTTCTGTAATTTCTTAGTCGAGAACGGAGAAGACAAGATATTAGATGAAGATCAATTTTCGAAACTTCTAAAAACCTATCTGCAAGAGCTTGCGAGTATCGGAGAACCTAAAGGGCGGAAGCAAAAAATCCGACAGAAAGATATCACAGCTGTTTTTACAGAAAAAACAGGATTATCGCCTAAAGCTATTTCTAAAAACAATTCTTCATTTCTCAATTTCTCTAAACAAATGAACAGTGAGATATTTGGACAAGAAAAAAATATTTTGACTATCCATAATGCCTTATCCTGTGCGGAAGCTGGTTTAAACGATCCAAATAAACCTCTTTCTAATTTTTTATTCATAGGAGGCACTAGCGTAGGTAAAACTTTCGCGGCTAAAAAGATAGCTAAATATTTTTATGGGAACGAAAAGTCCTTCATCCAAATCAATATGAGCGAATACCAAGACAAAACGGCTATTTCGAAGCTCATAGGGGCTAACGCGGGTTATGTAGGCTATGAAGAAGGAGGACTCTTAACAGAGTTTGTCCGCAATAACCCCAATTGCGTGGTGCTATTTGATGAGATAGAAAAGTCTGATCCCAAAATTCTAGATCTGCTATTACACATTTTAGACGAGGGCTATGCTACGGATAACTTAAATAGAGAGATCGATTTTCGTAGGTCCGTTATAGTAATGACTTCTAATATTGGTCATACTGAGAAATCTAAACGTAGCATGGGGTTCTTATCTGAACAAGAGCCAGCCTCTGACATTTATAAAAAGTCTCTTGAAAAATACCTACGTCCCGAGCTACTAGCTCGCTTAGATGAGATACTTTTCTTTAATGAGCTTAATGATGCCCATCTTCTCAAGATTATTGTTCAAGAACTCAAGCATATTGCGAGTCGCCTAGTAAATACAGGAATAGAGCTAAAGTATGACCTTGGTATTAAAAAACACATTTTTAATAAAGTGAAGGAGAAAAATAGCCATGCTCGCGACATTAAAAACTTAGTAAAAAACATCGTCCAAGTCCCTTTATCTGAGTTCATTGTGAAAAATAGGAAGGTAGAGAAAATTTCTCTGAAAATTGTAGATAAATCTCTAGTTTTTATATAATATAGCATATATGAAACGAGTAAATACTAGAGTAATGAGGGCAATCCGTGGCACTAAGGGCAGGTTTTTTGGCCTCTATACCTCAAATGGAGAAAGCTTGAACGCCCAGCTATCAGGCGAAACTAATAACTACGTTAAAGTCCATGATCGCAATGCGGGTGTAGATCGCAAATTCGCTAAAACTAGCATTTGCGGCGTCCGTATCGCAGAACAAACTTTCGGCAAGGTATTCTAGACTCCCTCGTATCTTGCTGATATAATGAGAAGTCGATTTTATCCTTCTTGTAGAAGCCAACCTCCTTGAAAAAGGGGGTTGGTTTTTTATTATAAGCAGTGAAACTTTCCTCTCTCTTTAAAGACAAAGCTTACGCCTTTTCTCAGGTGGGTAATCCTGAAGACGATTGTAAGTTTGCCGCGACCCTTCTAGAAAAAACGGAGCCCGACCTTAAGATCACGGATATCTTTTTATGGGGGGTTACTGATTATTATGATGTGTTTATGCTTATAGACGCTAAGAAACGATTTTTTAAATTAAAAATTTCATTAAGTGATCCTGATGGATTTTTAAAAAGAGAAAGTGTTGTCTTAAGAAGAAACGCTTGCCCTAGCCTCCCCATTTTACTCAATTACGGCACAATCAAAATCGGAGAAGAGGTAACTTATTTACTTACGCGCATCCCCAGCGGGGAAAGTATTAGAAGCCACGGGAGGTCGTGCTTGATGAATAATTTAGATTTGTTTTTTAAGAGCTATTGGACATTTGTCAAAAGTAATAACGTAAAACCCACCTACAAAAAAATAATAAATTATTTTACAAAAAACTTAATACCCCAGCACACTTTACCTGAAGATTCACTTCTAGCTCTAAAGGAGTATAGTGATTACGATGTGTGTGAAAAATTTCTTTTAGATCTTCGGGCAGATATTTTAAATTGTTTTGAAGACATCCAGAAAAAACTAAATAAAAAATGTCATGCGAGGCTCTCGCTTGATTCTATTTTTTATTATGGAGGGGGTTTTTATTTTGAAGAACTACACCATGTTTGCATGGGCCATCCCTACATAGACTTTTGTGATTTGTTGATTGAAATGGGGAGTCCCGAAGAAAACGATGTTTCTTTGTGGAAAAAGTTCTGCGAAAGCGGTTCGTATCCGCAGGATAGAGAGTTGTATTATAAGGTCTATCAAATGTGCCTAAGGAAAAAGCTTGCTGATTTATTCTTCTCATACATTAAAGAGGTTTACCTTTATGATTCCTTCCGATATGAAGAGATATTTCATATTGCCGATAGTTTCTCCCATGCCTATCCTAGATTTCGCGATATAGAGTCTTTCAAAAAGAATAGGGATTTCATAATGAAAACCATCTGCGAGCCGATATTTGGTGTAAAAGCTTAAGTGAGCGGTGACAGCAAAAAGGTAATAGACAGCAAATTTCTCATATCTCTCGGGGTTGGTCTCGCGATTCAAGCCGCAGGAATTGTTTGGTGGGCTAGTAATCTACAAAGCCTTGTTCGGCACAACGACTTCAAAATTCAAATGCTGTCTAAAGATGTAGACAAGAATAGTTCTTTTACGGAATTGTGGCCAGCGGGAAAGTGGGGATCAGGAAGCCTCCCAGATGACGTAAAACAAACTTTAAAAATCGAAGAGCTGGAGAAGCAAATGGACAAGGTAATGAGCAAGCTATATAATGGTGATCATGCGCCTTAATTAGTTGAATTCTAGGGCTTGATACATACAATCTACATGATTGTTCAGTATTATAAGCCTAACGCCAAAAATACAGGTTGCGCTTTTAGTTTCGATATCGGGGCTAATAATAAAAACAAAGAACCTTGTGTCTACGTCAGGGCTGTTAAGCAGTATTCTTGGGACGGCTCTAAGAGGACTGGATCTTTTTCGGGAAATGCGAAAGACCCAGAAAAATCTATTTCTATTAAATTAAACGAGATCGAGATGGGAGGGCTTATAAATTCCATAACTAACTATAAGGAGTTTTCAGCCTTTCACTCCTATGAGGACAATAAAACTAGCATTTCTTTCAAACCCTATACCAAAAAAGACGGCACTGAGGCGTTTTCTTTTGGGGTGACCCGAAATTCTACCAACAAGTTTGGTATTGGAGTAGAGATGTCTGAGGCATACGGGCTCCTTGAATTCTGTAAAATGTTTCTCCAAGAACTATACACTTGTAGATTAATGAAGAATTTAAATCAAAGGAAAGCAGAGAATCACCCAACCATTACACCTCTCAAGTCAGGGTTCGATGACGGTTACGTGTCCTCATGAGTAAAAAAACAGTTTTGATCCATTCTAATTTTTGCAGAGCTTTTACGGGGTTCGGTAAAAATAAAAAGAACATTATGCGGTATCTATTCGATACTGGTAAATATAATTTGGTGGAGCTAGCAAATGGAATTCATTGGGACGCTCCTGCTACCAACACCGTTCCGTGGACATGCCGAGGTTCTTTACCGTTCCCACAGGAGGTAGAGGGTTTATCTGAGGAAGAAAAAAGAGGAGCGGGGTATGGTAGCAAGCTTGTAGACCGAGCCATAAAAGAATTCAAACCTGAAGTTTACATTGGTATAGAAGATATCTGGGCTTTTAATAATTTTCACACTAAATCTTGGTGGAATAAGATTAACACTATGGTTTGGACGACCCTAGACAGTCTTCCTATTTTGACACAAGCAGTAGAATATGCCCCTAAAATAAAACATTATTATGTTTGGGCCTCCTTTGCTGAAAAAGCTTTTAAAAAGATGGGTTATAACCATGTAAAAACTCTCCGAGGTTCACTTGACATCTCTAACTTTTTCAGGTTTTCAGATAAAAAAAGAAAGAATCTTAGAGAGTCTCATGACTTAAGTAATGAATACCTAGTAGGGTTTGTTTTTCGCAATCAGTTAAGAAAAAGCGTCCCTAACCTTTTAGAGGGTTTTAGAATTTTTAAAGAAAAAGAGCCAAAGGCGAAGCTCCTCTTACATACTCATTGGGGGGAGGGGTGGGACATACCACGGTTGCTTCAAGAAAAAGACATAAGTGCCCACGATGTTTTGACTACTTATATTTGCTCGAAATGTAGTGTTTACGAAGTGCGCCCATTTTCAGGCCATGGACAACATTGCAAGAAGTGTGGTTCTCAAGGCACCGTAAACACCACTAATACGACCAACGGGGTAAGCGAAGAACAATTAAATGAAGTTTACAATCTGATGGATGTTTATTGTCACCCTTTTACTAGTGGTGGCCAAGAGATACCTATCCAAGAGGCAAAACTAACCGAACTTATAACTTTAGTTACTAATTATTCTTGCGGTGAAGATACTTGCACTGAGGAGTCAGGAGCGCTTCCGCTAGAGTGGAGTGAATATAGAGAACCTGGGACTCAATTTATAAAAGCCTCTACCTCTCCCCAAAGTATCGCAGATCAATTAACTAAAGCGTGGGAATTGGGAGAGGATGATAAAAGAGAGTGGGGGCGCAAAGCTCGCGAGTGGACAATCGATAATTTTTCCGTCGAAGTTATAGGTAAACAACTAGAAGAGATAATTGATGAAATGCCCCCCGTAGATTATGACTATGAGGGAGGAGCAGTTATTAAACTAGACAATACTTATGAGCCCAAAGAAAACTATTCATCTCGTAGAGACTTTCTTATTGATATCTACAAGAACATTCTAAAGGACGAGGTTGATGAGAACTCACAGGGGTTCAAGCATTGGATGGGGCAGTTAGAGGGTGGGAAGCCACCTGCTGAAATCATAAATCATTTTAGACAAGTAGCCTTAGAGCATAACCAAAAAACAAATACCCTCGACCTGTCTGAGATGCTAGGTGATGAAGATAAAGGTAAAAGAATAGCGGTAGTAATACCTCAAAGTGAAACTGATGTTTTCTTAATAAACTCTCTCTTAAAAAACCTAAAAAAACAATACAAGAAATATAATCTTTATATCTTTACGCAGCCTCAATATTTTCCTTATATAGACGATAACCCTCACGTTCATAAACTGATACCCTACTCCCCCTCTATAGAGAATCCTCTTTTAATGGAGGGAGCGGGAGACCATGAGGGGCTTTTTGAAATGGCTTTTTATCCGCACACTACCACTCAGAAAAATATGTCTTATATACATAACGCTTTAGACAAGCATCAATTTTCTCTTCGCTAGTCATGCCTCACCTTCTAGAAGAATACGCCAAAAATTTAGGAGTGAAGATTTCACTCCCTGTTATTAAGGATCATTTTTTTCCTTTGACAGCAGATAAATATATTACCCTTTCTAATGATGATGAGGTAGAATCCAAACACTATCCATATTATGATATGGTATTAAATTTGATCAGACCATTCCTCCAAGAAGAAGATATAAAAGTAGTCCAGTTGGGTGGCAAAGTAAGAATAGAAGGGGTAGACACAGCTTTAAATCTTTCCTTCAAGCAGAAGAGTTTTATTTTGTCTCGATCTTTATTACATATTGGTTCCGACAATGTGTTAAATCACGTTGCCAGCGCCAAGCAAATCCCTACGATTAATATATTTGGCAATACTTTCCCTAACATTAATCGCCCTATTTTCTCTAAGCCTTCCTTTAATGTTAACATCGCTCCCAAGTGGGATAAAAAACCCTCTTTTAGCAATGTCGATCCCAAAAAACAAATAAGCACCATTAAACCCGAGAAGATAGCGGGGTCCATATTGAAGTCATTAAAACTGAGCAGTGTTCCTATTGGGTTTAAAACCCTCCATGTGGGGGAAAAGTTTAAACAAAAAGTTGTTGAGATTGTGCCTACATCTTTCGCCCCCCTTACACTACCTGAAGGGCAGGTAGTAATAGTAAGGGCGGATTACGGATTTAACGAAGACTCTTTTTTAAGATTTTGTAAAAGTTACAAGGTCGTTGTATATGCCAATCAACTTATCCAGCCTCATGGGTTAAAGCAAATAGCTCACAACCTCCAAACTCTGTTTATCTTTGCAGAAGCCAGTTGGGATACCATTCCCACTAGCTATTTTAAAACGTTAAAAGACCTAAACATTGAGTGTGTCCTCTTGGTCAAAGAAGAAAAAGATTTACCCGCTATACGCAACAAGTATTTTGATATCGCCATCCACCCCTACCTCTCCTTGAAAGACCCTCCCTGTAAAATAAGCGAGAATACCCGCTTTCTTTCGGAGAAACGAATAATCGAGGATGGCAAAGAGTATTTAAGTTACGCTCATTGGAAAAAAGGGCTTGACAAGAACAACGAAGTGTTGGATACTCCTGAATATTGGAGAGAATCAGATCACTTTTATATTTATGAGTCAGACTAAAACAACCAAAAAAAAGGTAGCAAAGAAGGTTTATGGACCTGATGCTTATAAGCGTAATGATCACGGTCTATTAGAAAATGTAGATTATAAATTTAACGAGGATGGCTCGGTTAATTGGCGAGCAATGATTAAGCCTGAGTTTCTCTATCCTAATAAGGGGTGGTTTGAAGCCCGCAATAAGCCTGTCCCCAGCTCTATCGAAGGTTTAGAAGATAATCAGCTTCTTATCATGCTCGGTGGTATAAAGGAGCTTGCAAAGATGAGGGGGTATATAAATGTAGACCCTAAAGTCACAAACGTTTCAGAGGGTTATGTGACTGCTACATGCACAATAGAGTGGATCGGGAACTATGAGTCTACAGGTAATTACATAACTTATTCAGATGTAGCTAATGCGACCTTAGATAACACAGATGCTTTTTGCGCCAAGTTTCTTGAAACTATTGCCTTTAATAGAGCCTTTGTGCGTTGTGTGCGTAATTATCTAAATATTCATATTGTCGGGGCAGATGAGATTGACAAGTCTCGGGGAAGCTCTCAGTCGTATGAGTCGGATGCTGTCGCTACCCCCATCACTCCTGTAGACCTCTTAGAAAAGACTTTAAGAGAGAAGCATAATGTTGATTCTTTTGATGGGTGTAAAAATATCCTCAGAGGTCTCTGGAAGAGCGAGAGTTATAGAAACGAATCAGCTAAAGAGTGGTCTTCTTTTAAGGATATCCCTGCCAAAGAAGCTCGCAAGCTGATCGCTGTCTTGAATAAATGATCAAGAGAATTACAAATCCTTCTGAATTCAAAACTCTTTTAGATGATATTTTCGATCTTTTTGAATATGAAAATGAAAATGAAGGACATTACTTTGTAAGACATAATAAAGAATATATTTCTAATTCCTTTGCCAATAAACATTTATTAGCTTGGGATTTTTTCGTCTGGGGAAACTTAAACATACATCATAAATTTGATGCTATGATCGCCTTTTTAAACCAAAAAAATGAAAAATTTGGAGAAGAGATTTTCTCAGAATATATTTGGCTCTCTAAAAACCCGAAGATGGGCTATAAACTGTTAGCTAAGGCATTGAAATTTGCCAAAGAAAAAGAATTTAAATATATTAATATGAATTGTGTGATGGCTCATCCAAAAGCAGAAAAAATAGGTCGCTTCTATAAAAAGATGGGCTTTATAAAAGATTCCGAAAGTTATATAGCCAAGCTATGAACGATAAAATCGCCAGAGAATTAAGACAGATTTGTAATCCTGTAGACCCAGTATCTAAAAGAGTCTACCGCCGTTTAAAAAAACAATATAAGAAATTACCCCACTATGCCCGAAGAAACTTTATCGACCTCCTCAGAAAAACAACCTTCAAATTGGGCAAAGCATAAGGTCGGAGCCTTCTGGATAAAGACTAAAAAAGATGGGCGTAGTTACCTATCAGGTAAGATTGAAATTAATGGTAAAGTGACTGCCTGTCTGATCTTTAAAAACGATCACCAAGAGGGCAACACTCCACATTTTAATATCTATACTGTCTCTTAACCCTGAGGAGGATCGGGTGGTGGCGGGGGAGTATTAATCCATGTCCTTAAAGCAGGGATAGCTGCGACAATCGCATCCATCGCGTCTTTAACCTCTGGCACCTCATCAACACACTGCCAAAAGCTTTTTCTCCCATTAACTCGGTTGGGGACATTAAGATATTCCACGCCCTCATTATCAGCGGTGGTGTAGATATTTTCAGCAGCTTCATCATAAGGTAAACATTCAATATGGATATTTCCCTCTGTGCTTCCTGACTCAGCGGTAGCTGGAACAGAGATGTTAATATTTCGTAACCAAATGGAATCAAAGATTTCTTCTGGTCTAGCAGGAACCACAAAGGGTTCATCTCTTGGGATCGGATCTCCTAAAATTTCGTCTGGCATGGCGGTATACTTATTATATAAGTATATACACTAAATTATACAAAAAATGATTTTAAATGAGGAAGTCGTATTCTTGGGACAACCAAAGGTTTTATTTTCGTTGTCTCATAGCAATTCCTACAAAAGCTCACATCCTCGAAACTTAGTTCTTCAAGGTCAAATTTCCCCCCTCTTTTATCGTCACAGTTGGGGATAGATACGTGGTTAAGGGGGAAATAGGGGTATTCCATCTCTTCAAAAATAGATCTATGGATCTTGGTGAATCCAAACCCACACCAATCGACCTCAACTAATTTATAAGGCTCCTCTTTTCCTATTTTGTCTAGCCACTCTACAGATAGAAAGGGCATATAATGTCGTTTTCGGAAATAGTCTTCGTCCCAGTTCCCCACCATGGCATGATCAGAGTAGTCTGATCTATACCACCCGCTAACAAATTTATTTTTAGATGGCACGGAGAGTAGCTGTTCTACTTGTTCGATACTGAAATCAACATCAGAGTCAAGCCAAAAAAGCCACTCGGCATCTGGAGGGGTAGGATCTGCAAATCCCTTCCCTCCTGTAGCTAAGTAATTACGCGCAAAATTAAGGAACAACCCATTAACAGTGAGTATTTGGGAATTATTTGCGTGGCACCAAGATTGCAAGTTAAGATAGTTATTTACTAACTTTCCTTGGATACCGCGATGATCGATGGGGACGAGAAATAAACAGTTTAGCATTTATACATTATAGTTATTTTTCTTTATTTTAAAATTGATTTTTCATAGAATAAGATTATAATCCATTAAATGAAAAGTATTGAATTTAGCGAAGGAGAAATTAACGCATTAGTCCAACTTATTGACCTTGCGGTTAAAGCTGGTGGATTAAATGTAGCTCAAGCTGGCGCTGCGTTAGCGCAGAAGCTTACTGGAGAGCCTAATGTGGAGACTAATCCTATTTTTGCAGCTCCACAAGAGCTGGAAAGTGTCGTTGAAGACGATGCCGAATAATAGCCTAGCGGCTTGTTATTTGTTGGCACTCTTTATCAGTTCGCTCGTAACGTATAATTATATTGTTACCTGCTCCTGATTGTTCAATCAGGTGATCGTGAGTCTCATCGATTAGAACAGTATCTCCATTGGTGGTTTGAGATTGGATTACAGTAACAGAAGCAAAAGGTGCTGTTATATGCACTAAAGCGCCTACTCCTTGTGGTCTTTCTGTCTTTCTCCAATAGCCATTTCCAAAGTTATGGAAACAAGACTCAATGAGCACAGAAGGACGCTTCTTACCTCCTCCTCTCTCATCATTGATACTTATAGCTGAG